AGAGACCGCTTACTCTTTGACTGGTACGAGTATCGATCCAGCTAACGGAAGCATTCAATATAAAACCGTTGCCGCAAACACGACTTTCACTGAAGCCTTAGAAGAAGGTCAGATGGTTGTGTTGCTGCTCAATGCCGGAGCGAGCTATACAATCACTTGGCCGACTATTACTTGGGTCACATCTGCAGGCAACAGCGCACCAACATTGACCGCAAACGATACGTTTGTGTTTTGGAAAGTTAGCACTACTCTGTATGGTGCATATGTCGGGAGCTATGCCTAATGCTGGGTAAGGCGCTTATTGCTGCTGCTGCTGGAAATGTTGCTGTTGTTGACGATGGCTCTTGGCCTGACGTTAGTACAGCAAGTTTTATTCGATTTGATAATGTCAACACAGGCGGAGATGCTCGCGGGCTATTTTTTAAGCCTGACGGTACAAAGATTTACACTTGCGCCTCAACTGATCAAATAAGAGAAACCACGCTGTCAACAGCTTGGGACATAAGTACTCATGGATCTATTGATAACGCACTTATCACCGACCAAACTCACCACAATAATCCATCTGGTTTGTTTTTCAAGGATGACGGAACTGAAATGTACAGCATCCAAATAACAGGCGACTTTGTTGTTCAATACAGCCTTTCTACGGGTTGGGACTTAAGTACAGCTTCTTACACAAGAAAGTTCTCTACTGTAAGCGGTTCGGCAAACGAATACAACCCAAGAGGTGTTTGCTTTAGCAGCGACGGCGAAAATATGTACGTTTGCGGCTTAGGCCGAGACACAATTACGCGGTTTACTTTGTCTACTGCATGGGACATTTCAACAGCAAGTTACGACAGCGAAGGTTCTTCTATGTTCGCGTCACCTATTAACGAAAGCGCTGCGCTGGGAGTTTTTATGAAGCCAGACGGCACGCGCTTTTATGTTGTCGGGAACGTATATGACAAAGTTTACCAATGGAATCCAACGACGGCTTACAGCGTTTCAGATGTTGGCCCAACAGTTGACGATAGTTTTTCTGTAACTTCGCAAGAAACAAGCCCGTGGTGTGTATATATTTCACCTGACGGTGATTATATGTATGTTGGCGGTGGCACTGGTAACGGCATAGATCAGTATTCTCTGGGTTAAAACTCATGTTCGTCAAAGCTTCCAGCAACGCCGTTGAGCGTTTCCCGTACACGATCAGCGATTTGCGTCGTGACAACCCAAACGTGTCATTTCCTGCAACCGTGCCAGACACGGAGCTTGAAACTTACGGCGTCTATCGCGTCACTGCAGCAACCGCACCAGAGACAAATCCACGCACTGACACGCTTGAGCGCAGCTGCAGCCTTGTCGATGGAACGTGGACTGAAGTTTGGACCAAGGTGCAGCTTGACTCTGTCGTAGCAGCAGAAAACATTCGCGAGCAACGCAACGAGCTGCTTGCTGAAACTGATTGGACGCAGCTGTCTGATTCTGGTGTCGCGTCAACTTGGACGGAATATCGCCAAGCATTGCGAGACGTTCCCAGTCAAGAAGGCTTTCCTTACACTGTGACCTGGCCAACCAAACCGTCCTGATGCAGCGACCTGATCCAATGATTCCGTGCAAGCCTGGCGCGGAAGATGTTGAGGCGATGAGCAACATTCAGTCGTGGATTGATGCTTTATACGCGCACGACGGTCGCAACGCCAAGGATCATCCGCAGCATGGTCTCTACACAGGTCTAGCTTTGAAATACAAAGGCCTAAACTTTGCCGACATTTCCGATAACGACTGATGCCTGCAAAATCGCGCACTGGCTTGGCTCGCGTTGAGTTTAAGCCTGGAAAACCAAAAAAAAGCCGTCAAGGGAATGGCACAAACAGCAGGCCACGCCATAATAAAAAAATGCTACGCGGTCAAGGTAAGTAATGGATGCCGAAACAAGAGCCAGCTGGATGAAGATCAAGTTAGCTCTTGAAAAGGCAGGAAAGACTGATAGCTGGTACTACAAGCGTGCGGTCAGAATTCTGGCCGGCAAGTCAGATCCTTTTGAGTGACAATCAAGCTATTATTTCAGTGGTTTTACCTATCCACATGCTTAAGCCCTTTTTTTGTGCTACTAGCGCACTTGCACTGTCTGCTGGCAGCGCTATGGCTAGTGGTTTTTACTTGAATCCAGAGTACAACCACGGCTGGAGCGGAAGCGACTCTCTTGGTGGAGTGCTTGACGCTCACGTAGGTTATGAGCAGGACGCTTTTTATCTACAGTTGGGCCCTTCGATCAAGATGCTTGATGGCGATGACGCTGAGGTCGGTTTTTCTGGTAAGACAGGTTTTTCTACACCTGTCCTGCCAGAAAAGCTTGACTTCTACGGCGAAGTGTCTGTTGCTAAGTTTGAAGACACTGATGCCGCCTTCGGTGCAAAGGCTGGCATGAAGTACAAGTTCTGATTAAGCTAAAAGCAATCACACTACACCGAGGCTCCTTTGCGGGAGCCTTTTTTATGGGCGAGCCGCCAATCATTCCAGCGATAAAATTGCCGGAACCTGTGGTTTTGCCGCCTGTTCCTCAACGCATGACGTTGCCGGTGCCATCGGCACCATTGCCTTCATATCAACCATTGGTTTTGCCATCTGCTGAACAAATTCGTCAGATGCAGGCTGCAGAAGAAGATGCCGAAAAAGAAGAGGGGTCAAAGCCGCAGGCAGAAAAACCCCAACCACAAACCCAAGTGCAAGTACCGCTGCCAGCGATAAGTATCCCGGAAGAAACTTCATCGATACGAGAGACGACTAAGGTCACGCTACCGGGCACAAGCATCAAATTAACCGTGCCAAAAGAAGAGGTGCTTACCACGGCTGCAGCAACTGCTGGAGTTGCTGCTCTGGCGTCTGTTGCGGCAACGATGGCTGCTGGTCCGCTGGTTCAGCGTCTGACAAAAGTTCTGAAACCTGTGATGAAGACTGCGGTAAAGAAGTTGGCAGCATTAAAGGTGGTGCGGTCGGTGAATCTTGTTGAGTCAGACGCCAAGCTTCGATGGAGACAACGTGTTCGCAGACGACAAATAAGGGATGGTCAGGTCTGAATGTATAACCTTTGTCGATCAATTCGGCACATTTCAAAGCGCGAACCAGCTCGTAGTCAAGGCGTTCTTTTTCAAGCTTGCGCTCAACCATTTGCTTGCACATTTCTGTAATGCTTCCGTCAAGCGGAACTGTCACGCCGGCTTGAATACCCCAATTGTTGCTGCGCTGATAGTTACTGCTGATTGAGTCGTTACCGAGATAAAAAGGTGTGACGTTAAAAGTCGCTCCATTGCACGACAAGCCAGCTCCAAATTGTTGACGGGATGATGAGCCACTCTGGTTGATTTGTACCGACTGGTTTGTGTTGTTGCTTGTTGCAGCGGCTTGCGGTTGAGCGGTGCTGTAAACGTCGCCTTCCTTTGCTGCTGCTGGAGCGGTCAAGCCAAAGTGAAGGCATAGGTTTATTGCGAAAAGACACTTAGACCAACCGTGACCGAATCGGTCGTAATGGTGCGTGTGGTGTCGATTTGTTCGATCAAACCGGCGGCCCTTGTCGTGGTTTCTAGTTGCCAAGGCTGAGTGTTGTCGGTGACAGAGAATGTCGTACCAGCTCCGGCGATGTCGGCGCTTGGCGTCACATTAGTACCACTCCAAGTCTTTAGCGCAGATCCGTAAACCTGTTGCTGAATTGTTTCCGTGATCGTCTGGCTGGTGGTTGTGGTGGCGGTGTACGAACCTTGCGTGAACTGTGGCGTCACGGTTTGAGCGCTGACAGGCACGCCAACGACCAAAGCTGCAGCAAGGGCTAGGCGTTTCATTTCGGAGCGTCTGCTTGTTTCAGTTTAGGATCTTCTTTTTTCTTGTTTTGTCTGATGTTGACACCCATGGCCGCCATGGTGCCGGTCAAGAGTGATGCAGGAAACGTTGGGTCTAGCGATTGCTTGAACACGCCAAGATAATTTGCGGTCAGGATTGCCATGCTCCAACCAAGTACTGCAAGCTTTACAAAATCACCAAGCCTTGAATGTTGCTCCTGGTCCTGCTCTTGCAAAGAATCGGCCATGATGGAGAAGACTTTAGATTAGATCAGTGGTTGAGATCCTTGCTGCAGTTGCTGGGGCTTCGATTACTGTTGCCGGCGTAAGCATTTCAAGCCTGTCAAAACAAGGCCAAGAGAGCAGGGAATCTCTGGTCAGGCTAGCCACTGCGGTTGAATCACTGACAGGCAGGTTGGACGTGCTACACGCGGACATCAAAAGCAAAGACTCTGAAGTGTTTAATCGGATCGGCGCTCTTGAACGTTCGGTCGCGCAGTTGGAAGTGCGCGAAAAACGTGCTTAGACTCAAGTTGATCGCGATAAGACACGATGATCTTGCTTTTGCGTCCGATCCTTTTTGCGTTCATCAAATCTGATGCCGTCAAAAAGCTGCTGATCGATTGCTTGAAAAAAGTCAGCGAAGAGACCAGCAACACAGTTGACGACAAAGTTGTAGCGTTTGTCGAGGCAAATCTCTTTCCAGCCACTAGGGTTGAGAAGTGATCAGACTGCTCAGCAGTTTTGCCGTGGCTTTGAGTCTTCATCCATTTTTCGAGTTTTTCCGAGGCACGCCGCATCAATTGGCGGCGATCAAAGAGCTTGAAGATGCAATGCCATCAGAGCTGTTGGCTGAAGACGCAGCATGGTTTGAAGCCTGGAAAGAAAGCGGCATCGCTCAACGTGCTTACGTGCCGTACTTTCACCAGTTGTCCCTAGACAAGGGGTATCGCAGGTGTTTTGACGCTTCTGCGGCGATGGTCGCAGCTTTGCATGGTGCTGTCAAAACAGCAGAAGAATATGGCAAAGTGCGCGAGCAATTTGGTGACACGATTGAAGTTTCAGCTCAGCTTGACGCGCTGCGAAAGCTTGAATTAAATGCAGAGTTTCGCACTGACGGTGATGAGGCTGTGTTAGAAGCGGAAATTGCCAGCGGTCGGCCTGTCCTTGTTGGGTGGCTGCATCGTGGCGATTTATCACGCGGCGAACCTCCAATATGTGACGAACGCGGTTGCGGTCATTGGAGTGTTGTTGTCGGATTTAGCAAAGAGCATTTTGTTCTGCATGATCCGATGGGAACGCCCAACATGCTTTACGGTGGCCACGACACAACGTCTGGCGGCAAGAACATTGAGGTGCCACGCTCACTGTTCCTTAAACGCTGGATGGTTGAAGGCGAAAAATCTGGTTGGTTGATCCTTGTTGATGATGGGTGATTTTTATTGGCTGTGGTCGTACCTTGTCGCATTTTGGTCAACAGTTGTTGTGCAATGCGCCAAGCCGGTGAACTGGGAGAACTGTTGGCCACCGCAGGAATGGCTGGCGCCTTATGTGCAGGATTACATAGACGCACGCAAACCATACGAAAACGAACGAAAAATTTTGCAGTCACTGGATAAATAAAGTTTGCCGGTGTATCGTTGGCAGATCTGATTTTGACGCGTGTCTGTTCTTGCTGATTGGGAAATCCGCAGCCTTTGCCAAGCTTCTCAAATGGTTTGGCCTTTTGATGAAAAACTACTGAATCCCGCAAGCCTTGACGTGCGTCTTGGCCTTAATTTGATGATTGAGGTTCGCGATCAGCCAGAGCTGATGCGAATTGATATTTCAGAGAGAACAGAGGATGACCCCTACCTTTTGCTGCCCGGCGAAGTTTGCTTGGCTGAAACAATTGAGCAGTTCAATTTGCCGGACAGCATCAGCGCACAATTTGTACTCAAGTCAAGCCGTGCCCGCGATTTTTATGGCCACATGCTTGCTGGCTGGTGTGACCCAGGTTGGCACGGAAGCAAGCTCACACTTGAATTAAAAAACGAAAGGCGCTATCATTCACTGCCGCTCTACCCAAATCTAAAAATTGGGCAGATGGTGTTTTTCCGCATGTCTGCAATTCCGCTGAAGTCGTATGCGTTGACCGGTCATTACAACAATCACGACACCGTGATGCCGAACGTCGTCTAATCTTCGTCGGCTAAACGACCGGCATACATAAGCACCGCCTGATGGTAAAAACATCGCGCCTGCCATTCTTGGCGGTGTTCTTTGATCATGCCAGCGCATGTAATGCGCCAAATCTTTCCATGTTTCGTCTCAAATTGCTCTAGCTTTGGTGGTTGCATGACGCTAAGTTGTGAGGAACGCATTCAGAGGTGTCGCTAATGGGTTGGGCCGACTGGATGGTGATTGACATGTCGCTTGAAGATGAACTTCAGCTAGAGCGTCAAGCTCGCGCCATCCTTCATCATGATGACCATGCTGAGATTGCGGAGCTGTGTTTTTCGTTGATCAAGCAAACGCACTACCAGCAGATTTTGTTAAACCAAGCAGTAGGCAGGATAACAGAGCTTGAGACTCAGGATTTTATTGAAGACTTAGATGAAGAGCTTCTCGAAACGCCTGCTGTAAGTGATGCTGACAGGTGCGCTGACCGGGAGCGTAGCTGGTGGCAACGGCTCTTGCCTTCCAATTGACTGGCTAAATTTTTGACGCAAAATGCGTTGCCCGCGATCGCGGTGCTTTCGCACAACTTCGCGTGACAAACCTAATGTTTCGCCAATCTCTTTTAGGCTGACTTCTCTGCCATCTTTCAATCCATAGTACATTTCAATGATCACGCGTTGTTTTTCGTTCAACGCACCTAAAGCGTCATGCAATTGATCGTGTCGTTCTCTCGTCTCTGACGGAGTAAAATCATCGTCAACATGAGACTTGTCGGCCATCAAATCCAAAAGCCTGCTGCCTTCGTCTCTTGCTAAAACGTCCAAGCTGGTATGCGGTGTTGAGCGCTCAAGCAACATTCGCAAATCAGGTTCTTTCATCTCAACATGCTCAGCCATTTCGGCCATTGTTGGGTAGCGGTTTGTAGTCGTGAAATGCTCATGTTGAAACCTGAGAACTTTGAACAGCCTTTCTAGAGAATTGGCCGGAATGCGGACGACGCGTTCATGTGTATCAATGGCGCGTGTAATCGCTTGTCGGATCCACCAGTAAGCGTAAGTGCTGAATTTGTAACCGCGTGTGCCGTCAAACTTTTCGGCTGCACGGTCAAGGCCCATATTGCCTTCTTGCACTAAATCAAGGGTTTCCATGTTGTTGCTGACAAGGCGCCTGGTGTAGCGTTTTGCAATATGAACAACAAGCTTTAGGTTGCACTTGATCAGTTTTTCTTTAGCACGTTCACCAATTTTGACTTGGCGCTGTTCAGTTGAACTTAGCTCACGGTCAGCTTCTTTCAGTTCAAGCATTCGTTGAATTTGCCGAGAAAGCTGAATCTCTTGATCAGCTGTCAGCAATGGGTAGTTCCCAATCGCGTTCAGATAACTTTTGAAGGCGTCGGGTTGCATGAAGACAAAAAAGCCGCAATCACAATAACAGGCTAATCCGTATCAGCTCGCAATTTGCGCCCAATCTTCAGAATCAAAATCCTGATACAACCAAATCCAAATTGTCGCTTCCTTGTCTGCCGTCCAAAAAGGCTGAGCACGGAACCATTCCACCCAATTCTGTGAGCTTTTGTTGGAGTTGTGCGTGGCGCAACAACAGATAAGGTTGGATCGCTTGGTTTCACCGCCCTTGCTTCTAGGCCTTACGTGATCCAAAGTGTCGCCATGGTCGCCGCAGTAAGCGCAACGATTATTCCAGGCCTCAAGGATTGAACGGCGAAAATTACGTTTCGCCCGACGTTTTGTGACTAATTGACTTTCAAGTATGTAGTGCGTGTTTTGTTGTATTTCGTAAGCTTTTCGGTTGAGTTCATAATTTCCCGGAAAGACGAAATCATCAAACAGCATGGCGCTACTTTGAAGAGCAGGCGCAGAATTTGCTACGCCTGCCCTCAGGGTAGCTATCAGAAAATGTCAGTCCCGTTGTCTACAGCGTCTTCTTTGCGAGGCTTTTCATCGGAAAGAATCAGCATCAGGTAATCATTACCGTTTGCGCTGGTTTTAGGACGAAGTGAGCCGCGAACCTTGACGCATTCTTTGCCTTGGAAGTTTTCAACCTTGTCGGTGTTTTTGACCCAAGCAAAAAGCTTGCGAAGCTCTTCAACAGGCATTTCGATCGAAGACCAGTAGGCGCCTTCAGTCTTTTTGTCTTTGTTGAAATTACCGTAAAAGGTAAAGGCGTCTGCGGGATAGTCAGGCATTTTTGAAAAAACGGGAGATGATTGTGGAAAGCGCCTGGTTGGCGTTGTAGTCGCGACTCTGCATGAAGTGTCGCAGCTTGTTGGCTAGATCGTCATCCAGCCGGACTTGAAAATGATTCTTGCGGCGATTGCGGTCGCGATCTGCTTGGGTAATTTCGATAACTGCCATCTAGTCAAGTGAACTCCGGAAGCAATGATTGGATAAAAGCTTGGTGCTTTTTCTTGGTGATAGCGTACGCTACTTTGCTGCCAGGTTCAAGTCCAAAGCGGTTGCGAAATCTTTTAAGAAAAGCTTTGCGTGATTCTTCTGGTATTTCGACGATTAAGCCGCGAAGAATCTTCTTTTCGTCTTCGGTGAGAGGCTCTTCGCCTGGCTCAGACACTTTCGCAGGCTCAGCGTCAAGCTCAACGGTTTTTTTGATGGTTTTGCTAGGCGGACGTGATGTCGTCTCAGGTTCAGGTTCAGGCGCTGCGTAACCGCTTTCAAGCGGCATCTTGGCCCACAGTTCATAGGCCAACCCAAAGGTCATAGCAGCAGCCATGCACATGCCGCGACGTTGCGTGTCGGTGATGTCACGAGCAGAGATTTTGTCATAAGGGATCGGGTTGTTCCGATGATCCATGACAGCCTGCGGCAGCGGTGGCGTTGCAGTGCCGTCAACATGTTCAAAGCCAATCAGCAAATAACCGCCAAGCCCTGGTGCTTTGTGAACCAAGCCGCCGTCACTATTGGTGACGTAATTCACCATCCAGCCTGGCGAATGTTGATGCAAAAGGTTGATGGTGCGAGCCCAGTTGATGTAAGAAGCGGAAAATTTGCCGCCTCCGATTTGTTCGACTAGATCTTTACTGGCAACGCCCGCAAGGTTGGGAATTTCAGTCATTGATTGAGGTGACGGTGATAATGGCTCCTGGTTTTTCGTAGCCGATGGCGTAGCGACGTTCAGCATGAAGGTCAAAGACCTGTGAATCGTCGTCGTAGGCAATGCCTGTCAAGGCATCAAAGACGGCACGCACAAGCTTGTCAAGGTCGCCAATGCGCCCTAAGCAGCGCCGTGGTGCAGTGTCTTTGAGTTTGCCGTTGCAGCGAAAGTGTGACTTTGGGCGAGCAAGGATAAAGGTGACAGTCATCGACATGCCCATTCTGGTATGCCAGCCGCTAGGTGTCAAGCGCCTTGCGGCAGTTGAAACGGCTGTTCGCCATGGCTTTAGGTATTTTGAGGCTTCGACAAACCTGCCTCCACCTACGTGGCGCTTACTGCCTTGTGGTGCAGGACGGCCTACAACCCTGATCGTAAAACTTTCACTCAAGGTTGCAGACCGTGCTATTCGTTACAGTCTGCCAATTTTTAAGCAGGCTCTAAAAAACCGTAACCGTGTCTGACCGAAAGCCCAATGGCTCGGCATAGTTTTTCAGCTTTTGGGTGTGGAGAAATTTCGCCCAGCATCTTTGGCCCATCATACGAACGCACAAACTCCCTAAGTTTTTTAATTGAGCTGATCGATGGAGCTTTTTCTCCGAAAGGCTCAAAAAAGGAGAGCATCCCGTCGCTGGCTCGACGCGACAAGCACAGTTCGCGGTCTACAGGCTTCAAGCTGTCAGAGCCTTTCCAGTGCAAAACCAAATCTCCTGCGTCGCAAAGAGTGTGACCAGCGGCAAGAGACGCTGAACTTTCTATATGGTCCCCCATCACAAATAATTGATAAGCCATAGCATTAAATGTTTTTTCGTCTATATGCTTGCGTGCCTCACCTAATTGTCGGCTAAAACCGATAATTGCTCCTTCAAAAAGGCTTACGCAAATTAGTTCAATCTCTTGTTTGCCTGTGCCTTGCCCATACAATTTGAATCCTTTCTGAAGCTCAGGCGTCTTGGCAAAATTTAAAATCGCCTCTCTGGCAAAAAGAGGATTAAAGCCTTCGCCAAAATTTACATTTGCTAATCCCGATATCATGCAAAAAGCGTTAAAAGCTTCATCATTGGCTTGGCCAAGAAAATCTAGCACTGGATAAATCACATCGCGTTGATCATGTGGCAGCGCCAATGCTAATTCCACATAAAGATCAGCAGCAAAGAAGCAGAACGGTTTTGCGTGAAATGATTCCCGCAAACTCTCTGAGAGTTGCAAGCGAAGGATAGTCTCAGGCGACAATTTAGTGTTGCGTACATGAAGACTGCTTGAGTCGCGCTTCTGTCTTTTTTTGAGGCGGTCTTTAAGCCAGCGCAACTCCTTAGAAGGATTCATTTTTGCAGTACCTCACAAGCCTTTTGGATGCCTGCAGCGCAGTCGCGCTGTGTCATGTCATCAAGCGTGGTCGTGACGCTATAAAACGCTGCACCGCCAAGCAGCACTGCAAAAACAGTCCAGATGATCGCGTTCGCTCGTGGCGACAGCCGCGTTGGGTCAAAATTCAATTGGTGCACGAAGCTTGATCGACTTGGCCGATTTTGGTATGCCCGTGGCAAGATGTCAAGTCTTCCTGCGTCGTTTTTTCTGATCCTTGAGCTTCTGCACCTCAAGCTTCAAGCGCTTGCGCTCAGCAACCGCCTCAAGCGCCTGCCTAACAGCATTTTCTCTGCCTGGTGACTCGCCAGGTCCACCGTTCTCAGGCTTAAGCAGCTTGGTCCAGTTCATCTAAAAATTGGAAAGCTGAAGGCCGCTCACGCGCTGACACCTTCTCACCGCTGGCTTTCCGGGCAACGGACGATCGATACCGCCTGAAGGTGGTTATCGGTTGCACCATAGCGAATTTTCACCAGTCTTCAAGGGTCATTTGAAAATAATCCCAGGCATCGACCCACTGTCCAAGGCAGTTATTCGGGTCTTCTTCTAAGACCTTGCATTCGCCTGGACCGCTGACAACCGTCACGCATTGATCGACAAACAAGAGCGGGTAATGCAAATTCAGCATTGAAACGTACGCGCCAAGCTGTTTCGTTGCAGGCTCCCGGCGCTTGACCGCAGGTTTTTTGCTGACGGTCTTTAGGTCGCCAAGTACAACCTTGCCTTCTGTGTTACGCAGCAAGAAGTCAAAGGATCCGCCAAGTGATTTTTTTTCGTCGCAAAGCCTGTGTTCAAGGGCTAAAACCTCTGCGCCTTGAAACAGCGAGCAGTCAAGCAGCGGGTCAATCCATGGCGCCCATTTGTTGTCGAAAATAATCCCCTCGCCGCTTAGGTGAGTTTCAAGCGCCTTGTGGCACGCGTTACCTCTTGCCGCCCAACCGTCCGGACCGTCTTTGTAGCGCATGATCATCGCCATCTTCTCTGGCGGCATGTCGTGGCTCAGCACCTGCGTGACGGAGTGATTCAGCCATTCGCCGTGCAGCCGGTAGCGATGCCACTGCTCGTAAAACTCCAGTCCCTCAATGGGTCGCATGGGATCCGTTCAAAGTGGTTGCAATACAGGGCCACTATGGGCACAATCTGCCTGCAAAGCAACCCCACAACATGCCCAAACCGGATCCAGAGTCGGCCAAAATTTTGATTGATGAAAGGATTGTTGCAGCACTTGACAAACGAAAGCCGATAGGCATGAGCCGCACTGCTTGGGTGAACTACCTGCTGCAGTTCGCGCTTGGGCAGCATCCAGAAATTCTCGATGTTCGTGGCGTGACGCCTAACGGTTGAGAGATATGCCGCACAAGATCACCGCCTCAGGATTTGCAATTGTCCCCTATGGCTTGATGGATGCCACGCAGAACCCAGCGGTCTGGGCGGTTTATGCCGTTGTGCATCGACATGGCTTCGCAAGCGATCAAGGTTGCTGGACAAGTCTTGAGACAATCCATCGAGAAACGGGAGTAAGCCGCAAGGTCGTCCAACGTTCACTGTTGTGGCTCAAGGACAACGGATGGCTTGTCGGCAAGGCGCGACCTGGCAAAACCACGGTCTATTCCGTCTTAGTGGAACCTCAAGGCGAGACAAACCTAGGTCGAAAACGACCCAGGTCGAAAACGACCTACGTACCCACCCAGGTCGAAAACGACCTAACACCT